CCGGACGGGACTCGAGGCGGAGGATCGTACCCCTCCACCATTGTCAGTCTCCTTCCAGAGTCACTCGCTCCCGACCTAATATGCGGTCGACGAACGCTGCGTGGGCAGGCCGGGATTCGAACCCGGATGTTTAGCACGAGGCGGCTGATTTACAGTCAGCTGGGCGCACCAATCGCCCACCCTGCCCATTCTTCCAGGTCTTTTATACCACGTCGCTGGAAGACCGACGTCACCGGTTTTACTTTTGGACGATTTTCGTCCGGGCCGATAATACCGGCAAACTCCCGGCGGCCTCGCACCGCCACGTTCGCTCTTCTTGTAGAGTGACGATCACCTCTTCGTGGACCAGACGGGACTTGAACCCGCACTTACCTGCTTGCAAAGCAGGGGAGCTGCCCCTCGCTCTCCTAGCCCTTCTTATCTCTCAAGCCCCAGATCCCGGCGTTGGTCTTCTCGATCCCCTCGACCCTCTCCTTCGACCACTTCTTCGGTTTCGGAACCTTCACCTTCACTTCCTTCTTTCCCTTCATATTCCTTTCCTCCAGAGCTCCAGAGAGGAATCGAACCCCTGTCCTCTGCTTACAAGGCAGTGATGTTACCACTGACACCACTGGAGCCATATCTCTTCGTGGGGTTTTGACACATCCCGCCCTGGGGTTACTCTACCGGCCAATTACTCCGAAATTTCACCTTACCTCGGGTCCTGGGGCCCTACCCACCCTGACGGACGCGCCTACCAGCAACGGCGGCCACGCTACCCACCACATGGGTTCGGTCCAGGCCGCTTCGCCCATCTGGTTGATCAGTTTCCAGCAGGCGGCCTCTACCGGCCAGACGAAGACAAAGACGGCGGGATTCGAACCCTGACACTCCTCTGGCCCGCGCAGTCCGGTTTGGATTGGCCAGCGTGCACCGTTACACCACGTCTTTATAAAAAGGCAGTCAATTTATAACGCGGCACCCGCCCTCTCCGCCGTCGCAGCCACCCTGCAGAGCGCTTACGTCCGGTCAACTTTTGTTCAGTCATCGAGATGACCCACGGCGGTGTCATACTACCATCCGCCAGATGAGCGGTATAGGAGTTGAACCTATCTAGCCGGATTAAGAGTCCGGAACATAACCGATCTGTCAACCGCCCTCAATAAAAGCCTTAGCTTTTTGAATGGCTTCTTGGGTATTATTACAAATATAATCCCATCGAAGCCGTAATACCCTCCATCCCTCTTCTCTGAGAGCTTGATCTTTTTTCAAATCCCTCTCAGGCTGTTGGACTAGAAGAACACGCTCTCGCGCTTCCTCAACCACTGTACCAATTCGATCCCGACTATCGTCCCGAGGAGACTTCCGAGGAGAATCACCGCCCCGTGGGGGAGGTGGATCCACGACGGTCCGCAGTCCCAAAGCCACACGTCCAATCTCTCTAGGATGTCCATCTGGTCACCCCCTGGAAGATCACCCTGGCGTCCGTCCTCGCGAGCCTGCTCAGGATATACTCCTTCATCCTGCCCGCTGTCTCACCGTCGAAGCATGGAACCTCGAGGGTAACCCTGGGGCCCCTCTCGGGAGTCTTCGAGTGGACTGTCACGGAGTAGTTTACGTCCGGAACGTCCTTCATCACCCTGTCGCACGCGGCGTAGAGTGTCTTTCCGGTGGCGTTCGGTTTCCTGAACACCACGGCTATCACCGGCTTTTTCATATTTTCTCCTTACGAGAATAATATAAGAAGTTCCCCACCCCCTTTCAGTTTCTCACGGACCCGGGTTAACCCGGGTTAACCCAGGTTAAAACAAAAAACCCGGAACTCAACGTTCCGGGTCCACCCACCTTTTTCAGATATGTGGACCCTATCCGATGTCACCCTCCGCGTCGGCCGCAAAATTGACGCACGGATATCCTTCGTGTGTTGCGGGCTTCGAGAAGTTTATGGTGTGGATCGAATAGCGTTTCGTTTCCATATCGAATTAGTTAGTCTCCTCCGTTCTGATGAGTCTATATTAACACAGACTCCAGGCTACTTCTTCCTCCCCTTCTTCTGGGAACCGCCCTTCTGCTGGTTCTTCTGGACCTGCGGATTCTGTGGAGCGGTCTTCTTCTTCTTTCCCATGAGGCTCCTCCTTCTAGTGATGATGTGAATTAGTTCTCACTAGATCGAGAAGAGAGGCCGAGAGATGACGATACGGGAAAGGATCCAGAGGATAGTACTGAGGGAGGATACACACTCCACGCACGCGGAGGACGAGATCCTCCACGGAGCCGAGGGCTTCAATAGGCTCATCCGGTTCTACTCCCAGACCCTGGAACTCCTCGAGGGACACACCGACGGCTCCGAGCCCGCCCCCTCGGTGAAGATAGACGGAGCCCCGGCCATATTCGTGTCGACCTCCTTCGACGGGGTGGACGGTGGTCCGTTCGTGGCTACCAAGGGACTATTCAACAAGAACCCCATCACCTACAAGTCACAGGACGACATAGATGGTTCCGATAAGCCGGACGGCCTCAAGAAGAAACTCTCGGCGGCCCTCGAGCTGGCGAAGACGAACATCGTCCCGGAGGGCGAGGTGTGGCAGGGGGACATGCTGTGGTCTACCGGAGACGCCAAGGAGTTCGAAGACTACGTGTACGTGAAGCCGAACACCCTCGTCTACGCGGCGCCCAAGGGGTCCGACATAGCCGAGAAGATGAAGACGACGAAGATCGGGGTGGTATTTCACACCAGGTACCGGGGTTCGATAGACTCTCCGAAGCAGACGAACGACGTGAAGGTGGAGGAGCTGAAGAAGGTCCCGGACTGGGCCTACGTCATAGACGCCAGGGTCCCGGACCTCTCCGGGAAGGCCTCGTTCACCTCGGACGAGACGAAGTACATGGAAGAGAACCTCGCCCTGCTGAAAAACTACAGGGACAGGCTCGTGAACGATCCCGACTACAAGCAGCTCTGCTCCAACTCCGACTTCATCCAATTCACCGTGATGACCTGTCAGAATAACATGGTAGACAGGCAGATAGACATCGATCCCAGACAGTTCGTCCAGGAGCTGGTCGACTGGGCCAAGGTGAGGGCCGACAAGGAGATGCTGGGCGTCGAGAAGCTGAAGACGGAGAAGGGGAGGATCGAGAAGTCTCAGAGGATCACCGCTTCCATGATGAACCTCCAAGACGTGATCCGTAACAACAAGACCGTCCTGACTATCATCGCCGAGGCCCTCGTCCTAGCCACAGAGTTCAAGGCCGACCTCATGGAGAAGATGGAGACGGCCAGCCGATTCGTCACGATGGTTGAGAAGAGGGCTGGAGGGTTCGAGAAGACGGGGGGTGAAGGGTTCGTGGTGAGCGACGTCGACGGTAACTTCGTGAAGCTGGTCGACAGGAAGAGCTTCTCCTACTTCAACAGGAGTCCTGACGTGGTGAAGGGGTGGGACAATCCCTCCGGTGGAAAAATTGCAGAGTCTTGTATTGTTGAGTCTTTTTTAGATCATCTTCAAGAAAATGCAGGGGGTTATTTTTCAGTTAAAATTTCAAAAGAAACTTCTCTTGAAGAGATAAAAGATGAAATTTTATCATTTATATCTTCTTTTTTAATACAAAAAAATAAAAATAAATCTATGGCAAAAATACTCACAGAAGAAACACGTGATACTGTTTTTAAAGAAATTTTTTCAGCAACGACTGAATTAAAAAATAATCTATCTGAAACTAATCAAAATGAAATTTATTATGCTTGGTGGCCAAAGAGCCCAAATCCACACGTGATTAGACTTCAGGCTGATATAGGAAGCACAGCCCTTTTTCAATTTAAAAATAAATCTATTGAAGTTCCTTATCATAAAGAAGGAAGATCAGAAACTATAAAAATTGGAGATACAACTTTTTGTTTATATGGAACCCGTGAATTAAAAGGAAGAACTTCGTCTATGTCCTCGTATCAAGCTGAGTCAGAAACTCATAAAGAAGTAAACTCTCCTTCTTTTAAAATAAGATTGGAAAAAAAATTAAATATGTCTTTTTCTAAGTTTGATATAATTGGAGTTCAATCAGATAATATGCCTAGAGGTCCTTTAATCTTAAAAGAAAATCCAGATAAGTATACTAAGCAATTTGTCTGTGAAAAAACAATGTGGGGGTCAGATGAACTGATTATTCTTGCACCAATTGGATCAAATAAAAAAGATATCGAAGAAGACGTCGAAGATTGTATGATAGTAAAAAAAGGAGACTTTTCAGGGTTTTCATATCCAATAATTCCAATTTCAGTAAAAGAGACTTTAAAAACTGGAAATGGAGGAATGATTGGATTGAAAGGTGATCCCAGAGGAAGATATTCTAAAATTCTTAACAGTTCAGATGCTTTTGAAAATATGGCCACTTTATTTAATTTACAAAAGGAAGAAGTTATAAAAAAATACATTAAAGGAATTTTATCTGATCAAAATGAAAGCTATATTGATTTCCCAAAAACTCCAGCTAACGAAGCCCCTCCTATTTTAAAAAGTATTTTTAATAAAATGGTAGGTTTTTCTGAAGGAATTACTGTAATTTATATGAATTCAAATAAAGAAATTTATGCAGCTCCTTTAAAAATAAATTATGATGAATGCGTTAAAGAAGTTCTCATAAGTCCCACTTTAAAATCATTTTTATATGTTCTTAATAATAATGATCGGATCAGAGTTCATATGGTTTCCAGAAGCTCTGGAAAAACTTTAATAAATGATCGGATTAGAAATTCCAAAAATAAACTTAAAACAGCAAGTCAATTTCCACCAGACAGCTATAATGTGGATCCGAGTCTTCCATCTAAGATTGTCAACTATGAAAAAATTTCTAATTAAAAATTATAATTTTTCATCTTAGACGCAGACGATAGAAGGCCCTTTCCAGTAGGTTGAGGGGGATGTCCGTTCCTCACGGGCCTCCCGAGCTCCTTCTTCCTATCCTCGATCCGCCTCTCCAATTCTTCGATCACGTCGTCCTTCCCGGTATTGTTCCTGTCCACGAACTCACCGGAGGCCTTCCTGAGATCGAGCTTGAGGGCCAGACGCCTGATCTCATCGTCCTCGTCGTCCCTGTCGTGCATCTCGGCCTGTACTGCCGTCTCAGAAGCCTTCTTACCGAGAACTATCAGGACGGCGCACGATCCGGCTGCCGAGACGATGGCTTCGAGGGGTATGTCGACTCCGAGGACCTTTATGACGAAACAGTAGAAGCAGGCGGCGTAGTTCATGATGACTACCCTGTGGAGCTTCTCGTGGGAGACGTCCACACTCTCAAGGTCGTTGAGGTTGCGGGAGGTGAAGAAGTTCAACAGGGCGGTGCCGCCCACGTACACGGAGGCGAGGGCCATCCAGAACCATCCCACGAGGTCGTAGGGTATGGAGGTAGAAGGCACGAAGTCCCACCCCTTGATGAATATCGGAAGTATTATGTTGGCTGCCCCTATAAAGTAGGCCACGAGCATGAGGACGTAGAACGAGACTATATAGGGGAACGAGTGTGTGAGTATCTTCTTGGCCATACCGATCTAGTCGGCGTGGAGTCGGCCCCTAATCGAATTCGTACCGGTAAGAAGAACATACCTCGATCAGGAGGTCGTCGACCTCATCGGAGTCCAGGATCTTCTTGATATCAGACTTCCGATAATTTTGGAACGACTCCATGATCTCTTCCTTCACGGCGTTCAGTCCGGCGTCCCAGGCCGAGTCTGGTGATCCAGTCTCTTCATAAACCTCATAGGCCGCTTCTTCGAATGGGTCACACCACAAGTCGCCTGGATTTTCAATCTCGCCTTTCAGGGTTTTAACTATCTCTTCCCGAGCTTCGGTGGAGGAACCATGACCGGAGGATCTGACAGATCGAAGGTCTGTCTTGATCTTTTCCAGGTCGAATTTTACCATGGAGCCATCTCCGACTGAGTCGAGGGCTTCTATTCCGGTCCCCGTCATGGCCGCACCTCCGGCTTTGAAGAGGTTTCCGATTATGAAACCGGTGTCCAGAGCTTTTTTGAGGACGGTTTTCGGATTGGTCCCTTCGAGGACCACCTCGCCCTTGACTCCAATCCGGTAATACTTTGACCATCCACCGTCCTGTATGATGAAGCCGGTAGGCTTGACCAGGAAGTACCTGTCCGGACCCCTGCTACCGTGACGGTAGAAGATGAAGTCTCTCCCGATATTGAATTTCGGAAGGGAGGGCATCCTCTTCCAAAACATATGGGTGAGGGAATCGTCATCGTAGACGGCATCTCCGACTTCGACCTTTCCGAGCTTGGAAGTAGCTTCCTTCCGCCATTTTTCTGAGGCTTGAATGTCTTCCCTTTCCTGCAAGACCTTTTCAAATAATCGACTCATTTAAATCTCGCCTTTAAAAGATGATTTGATAATTTTTCTCACTTGGTTTATATCATCCACTTCGAATGTCTGTTCGTCATCCGTTCCGATATCTACGACGACGTCAAAGGGTCCACGGCCAGCCAGGGAACGAAGATCTTTGTTTATTGTCTCAGGATACTTGGAGAAGAAAGGCGTGCTGAATCCACGTCCACTGGTCTCGTCAAATCCTCTCGAATTAACTCTTATCATCATTCCCATACGGGAGTCACGGCTTCCTGCAGGGGAAAGAATCCTTTCCACATTTTCCCGATTAGACTTTTCATCCGAGTCTCTGTCGGACGCGTGTGGAGGAAACCATGATGTTTCTATAAAATTGTATAATGCTCCAGCTTTGGAAGTATCCAATCCTTCAGACTTCAACCACCTCATGCAATCTCTTTTGGTGATATCTTTTTCTTCATAAGCCCCTTCTGCCCAATTCAAAAAAGCCAATGCCTTCTTTTTTTGTTCAGAAGCGCCTTCTCTCAAAGTCGTCTTTTTATTTTGAAGGATAGACTCGAAGAGGCCCTTCTTTCCGGCGTCCGGACCGAAATGCTTATCGAGTATCCTCTTGACCTGGCTCACCGAGAGGATCGGGTCGCCCGACTTCCGTCTGAGGGCCTTGATGATGGCGGCGGCGAGCTCGGCGTTATCCTCGCACTCGTTATTCTGATCGATGACCTTTTCAAAAAAGCTCACCTCCATCCCGGAGCTGTCGGCCAGTTCCTGGCAGCTGTCTTCAAAAGCAGTCTCGCTCTCTTTGACCTCGATATCGTTGAGGTCGAGGTATCCCTCCCCGCTGACTCCGAGGAAGTACCTCGCCTTGTTCACGAAGTAGGTGTTCGACTGCATGTAAACCTCAGCGCCGTCTTCGTACCCCTCGAGACCGTTGTACGCGTCCATGAGGACCTTTTTGAGCTGTCCAATCTTCATCCTTCAATTCTCCTGAAGAGTTAGTCTGGAAGGGCTATCTCGTCTGGGGAGAGGGATTCGAGGAGGACGTCGGGTTCCGTGGTCCCCTCGACGATCAGCTCTTCACCAGGCTGGAGGACCCTCACCGGGTCCGATTGCAGGGCGCTCATCATGACCTTGACGGCAGTCTTTCCGTCCATCTGACGGTAGGGGTTTGATTTGATCATCTTTGGCACCTCCGTAAAGAGTTAGCCGGGCTTCTTCGTGACGACCCTCGCCCCCAGGCTCCGGTACACGGCGTCCTGACAGTCTGGACAGAGGTCGAGCTTCTTCCTCCTGAAGGACGAATTGTTGTAGTAGTCGCTCCGCTCGTCAAACCCGAAAGGTACCGAGTCGACGGTCACCTTGGCGTAGAACCTGTTTGGGTCCTCGTACCGGTCGATCGTCACGATCGGTTCATTGCAGACGTCACAGGTGTAAGAAGTCGAACTGGCCATATCGTAGCCTCCCTTCAAGTATTATTATGGAGCCACCTGTCAAGAGAACGACGTGTGATTCCAATCTTTTTTGATAAATTAACCTTCCAATTTTTTTGAGTTTTATCTTCTTCTGTAAATAATGTCATGCGTCTTTGTTTTTCTTCGTCTAAAAGACCGGGACAAAATCCCTTATGTCCCGTTCCATTCTGATTTCCCGTCCATTTGAAAGTGTCTTTCACTCTCCACGTTTTTCCCTTCGTTCCACATGTATTATGTTGTGGCCATCCCGTCGATTTAAGCCTCCCTTCTTTATAGGCTTTCTTAATAGACTTTGAGACTTTTGAATAATTTATAAATTTACTGGTGTCTCCGCCGTCACCTCCTTGCCTCATATTATATCCGATTTCTTGATTTCTGGCTTGAAGTTTTTCAATCCAAAATTTTTCTCTTTCATTGAGATTTTCAAGAGAACATTCTTCGATCACTTCAAATATAAATTCATCTGGCCCATATTTTTGAAGAGCTCTGAGGAAATATGAATCCCTCTTATGTTGTCCATGAAATGTTTTATATCCGTACCATCGTTTTTCAATATCTTTTGATTTACCAATATAAAATTTTTTATTGATTTTATTTGTCACTTTGTATATACCAATCATGAATAATTAGTATATACTTCGGTGACAGACTGGACCAGAGGGGAATTGAACCCCTGTCTTGTACGTAGAATCTCCCGAGTGGTCATGACCATTCCGGTACGGGGTTTTGTCTCTTCCGCGGGGTAAGTACCGGGATCCCCTTGGCCCACCGTGCTGTTTTATTCTCGGAGTGTCCGAAAGCCGTCGGACGCCTTCGAACCCCTATGTCCTTCCGTTGCGCGGATACTACACCTCAGGACAGCAGGGTGTAGTCCACGGGCTTACGCTGCGAGAGCGTAGGCGGCGCGTGCGGAAGACCTCACGGTCCTCTTCACGCCGAATCCTGTTTTGTTGGCAGTTGTGGTTCTGCGGGAGTTGGGGTTCTCCGACCCAGTCACCTCGTGAGCTTCACACCCGTCCAATCGAAACCGGTGCTGGCCCTTATGCTTTTTATATTAACATTAGTCTTCGAAGTCGAGCTCTCCCTGATCGGGATCCCAGGACTCTTCATCCGGGTCCTCTTCTTCGTCGTACTCCCCGTATTCCGACTGTCCGTCCTGATAGTCCGGATGGCCCCGCTCGTAGAGTTCCCAGTCTGCCGACTTCGATCCCATGTCGACGAAGGTCCTGAGGTCGTCGTCCGACCACTCGCCGTTCTTCGACACGAGCCTCTTCTCGGGCCTCATGTTCTCTTTGTCATACCACGCGTACTCGTCCGACGTCTTCAAGTTCCTGACGTACGGGCCGTCCCCCTCGCTGATGGTGTCCCTGTCCTTATAACCAGGATATCCCTCAGACTTCAAGAAGTCGTCTATCATCTTCTCGTCCTGGACAGTGACGTTCCCGACTTTATAAGTGAACTCTTCCTTCACACCGTCCGGATCTCTGTCCAGGTCATACACCTTCTCGACCTTCTCGTCCGGGACGTCGTACACTTCGAGGACCTTCTCGTCCCCCACGGTCGTCTGTCCCTCGGCGAACATTATGGCGTGTTCGACGTCGTCCGTGGTGAACAGCTTCCGACTCTTCTCGTTGGGTCTTATACCCCCCTGATCGAAGAGGTTGAACGTCCTGTATCCCCGGTACAGTTCCTTTTCAAGGAGTATCTTTTCGAACAGCTTCGACTTCATTTAAAAATAGTGAGCCCCGACCATTACGCCGGGGCTCATGGGCCGAAGATCAAACTTCAGCGGGTCGGACTAGTGAGTGCAACCCACGCACTGAGTCCAGTGAGGAAACCTGATATCATTGTAGTTACAAGTCACCACGCACGGGAGGGTCCTGAGATTATACGGCCCAACCGTCAGGTCGATCGGATACCTCTCGTCTATCGCCACGAACGTCGAGAACATGAACATCCCGTCGACGTATACGGCGACTTCGTACTCACCTATCTCGAGGGAGAACGTTCCGAACTCAGTCTTCTTCACCACGTCACCCGCGAAGGAGGGCGCGAAGAAGATCTCCACTCCGGCTGAACCGGTGAAGGCCTGTACTCCTTCGCTCTTGGTCGCCACGCAGCTGTATCCGGCCAAGTATCCTATCTGGACCTGTATCTGGATCCATCCCTCGGAGCCGGCGTATCCGGGCTGATTTCCCTGATTACCTGAGGAGACGTAGTTTCGTACTATGAGCCTCCTGCCGACGGCGTTCTCGTTCGTAGTTCCCCTGAAGTCGACTATCGAGTGTGGATCGTCGAAGCCCACCGCACCTCCCTTGGCCCCGTCGAACGGATTACCGGCGGAGTCGAACTCGTCAAACTCGAGGTACCATATCCCGTCCACGTTGATCAGGTCGAACTGGATTCCCAGTGGAGTATTGTGGACGTTCGGCTGGACGAGCTGATATCTCCCCTCCACCGCCGGGATCCACGGGTGATTATTGATCCACGTGAAGTCTGTACCTGGTAGGGTCGATCCGAAACCGTTCTTGGAAGATACGACCTTATTGAGGACGTGGGTCTCGGCCAGCCACGTTTCGAAGAGGTCGGCACCTATCGTTATTTCACCGAACGTCTTCTCCGGACACACGCAGTCTCCGTGATTCTTACAGGTGAAGCAGCAGTCCCTGAGGTCAGGGCAGCTCTCGTCATAGAAGGGACAGTCTTTCTTTTCTGTTCCGCAACACGGACACGGGTCTGGATCGACACCGGGCCTGTAAGTCACTCCGACCGGATGATTGAGCTGGACGTTGTTGCCGTTCGGTACGCCGCTGTTGTTACTGAAGTGGACCCACTCGTTCCCACCGCACTTCGGACACACGTAGTCTTCACTGGCGAGGAGCCACACGTGATTCTTCCCTTCCTCGAATACTTTGACGAGGGGGAGGACTGATCCCTTAATGTAACCCGGGACAGTGACCGCTCCGTTGCCACTGGGTACGTTACAGTGGAACCCGACTGATTTGTCGACCTGAGTGCCCACGGCACTCCTTGTCAACCCGTCCCCCACGCTGATCGGATTCGTACACCCGATCACGAAGAGGAATGCGAGGACGACTACCCCCGCTGTAAGAAGTTTTTTCATAACTTCCCTCCTATGATATTATCCCGTGACGCCCTTTGCATTTGGACGCCCGAGTAGTCTCTTGTATGATTGATTTTGCGCTGAGTTCGTCGCAACCTGAATGATGTGAGCCTGTCATCTGGATTTCTTGTATATTAACCTAGTGATAGAGTAACGGACAGTTTGAAAACGGACGTTTCTCCATGTAGAAACGTCTACACGGTGAAGTCGTCGACCACTTCCTGTATCTTTTCGACCGCGGAGCTCGTGTCCTTCGAGAGCGAGGAGCTCGCTTCGGACCCCTTCCTTATGACTTCGATGCTGTCGGCGATCTCCACCATCTTTCCGGACACCGTCTCAGAGACTTCTTGGAGGACTTTCACCTCGGACAGCATCATGTCGTTTCCCTCTTTCATCTCCCTGGATCCGTCCCTGACTTCGGAGGTTATCTCGTTCATCTGCCTGAGGGCGTCGAGGACCTGCTGGGAGCCGGCCTTCTGCTCCGTCACGGCGTTGCCGACTTCCTTCACGAGGTGATCAGTCTCGGCGATCTTCTCTCCAACGGCCCTGAACGCCGCGCTCGACCTCTCCGTGTCTTTGACGAGGTCGCGTATGGTGTTGCTGAGCTGGTTGAGCTCAGTGTATATCCTCTTGGACTCCCGAGAAGAGTTTTCGGCCAGCTTCCGGATCTCATCGGCCACGACGGCGAATCCACGACCGGCGTTACCCGCGTGGGCGGCCTCGATGGCCGCGTTCATGGCGAGGAGGTTGGTCTGCGCGGCTATGTCGGCGATCACCTTGTTCGCTGCCCTGAGGGTCTCCGACTGTTCCACGACGCTCTTCACCCTGTCGGAACTCTGTCCCTGTACGACCAGCCCTTCAGACACAGTCTCCTCGACCTCTTTGAAGTGATCCGTCATCTTTTCCATCGTTGAACCTATGGCGGATATATTACCCACCATCTCTTCGATGGAGCTCGACGCCTGGACGACGCTGGCAGACTGGTTGGTGATCGACCTGTCCAGTGACTCGATGTTCTTCGAGATCTCGTGGACGGCGCTGGAGACCTGTTCGACCCCCTTCATCTGCTGGTCCATCTCTTCTTTGGTCACGGTGATGTTCTTGGAAATCTTGTCGATAGCTCCGTCCATCGAAGAGACATTCGTGACGAGTCTCCTGTTCGAGTTCGAGAGGGTCTTCTGATTCGTGGATATCTGACCCACGCCCTCGGCGATATTCTGACAGAACTCATTGAGCATTCCCGCGATCGAGCCGACTTCGTCGACCGACGTTATGTTGACCTTCCTGGTCAAGTCCTTCTTCTCGTCCGAGAGGTTGTCGACCTGGGTGAGGAGGGAGAGGTATATGGCGTCCGTGTTCTTCTTGAGGGTCACGGCCAGGACGGTGAGGATCGCGAAGAATCCGAGGAGGACGAGGATCGGAAATCCTATATTCATCTGGCCCGTCACGTCATCGAACAGGTGGAACTTGACTTCCGATAGCAGGAGGACGGATTTCGAAAATACTATACACACCAGGGCCACCATGAGGGGGACTATGCAAGACTTGAGTCCCTGTCTCTTCTCCCTGAGGTCTCTCGGATACCACGTCATTCCGTTCTGGAGGAGGGTCTTCGACACGAGTCCGTCGTTCATGACGTACGAGAACGTGCCGACCAACATCCCGATCGCCGAGCAGGCGGAGAACACCAACCACCTCAAGCCTTCGGGTATTCCGAACGCGGAGCCGAACATGAAGAACGCCCCGGCGAGGACGACGGCCTGGGCGATCACGGCCAGGAATATGGACTTTATGGGTATCGAGCCGAGCGCCTTGAGTGCCGCCCGGGTCTCCGATTTCTTCACGACGTTACGGTAGTCGAATGAAAACAAGTGGGCCGATCGACCGAGGAGGAGGAATACGGCCAGGAAGTAGACCGCGGCGGCCACCGAAAATTTACCGAGGAGGGACGGGAGGGACAAGTCGCCTAGGTTGAACAGGGCGAGGACTATAAAATTTCCCGCCACCGTCATGAAGGTCGTCGAGATCAGGGTCAACAGGAATCGAAATTTCAGGTTCATCTATCAGATTAGTCGATGACCCGGGACTCGAACCCGGACTTCAGGAGTCAAAGTCCTGCGTGCTGCCGTCTACACCAATCACCGCGGTTTTCCAGTCTACCGGAGACTGGGCTTCGAAGACGTCCACCACCCTGAAAGCCCCCTCCCTGATCAGACCCACCCGGTTCTCCACCTTGACCCACCTCTCCTCCACCCACGGAAGCTCCGGATCGAAGTCGTCGTCCAGGACTACGAACTTCACGTCGTCCTCGCCGTGGAGATTTTCTATCAGCCAGTCGGCCACTTCTATTCCCCTCTCCGTGTTGAGCCTGGGAGTCTTTCCGACCACCCTGATGTCTATCCCGAGGGTGGCGAAGAACCTATCCCAACCGGTGGGCTCCATGTCATACCTCCAGGTGGAACTCAGGACTATCGTCAGCCCGGGCACCTGGGACTTGATCCAGTTCAGGATTGAGATGTGGGGCTCGCATGGGTTTTCGAACCTCCTCATTTCCAGATCGGAGAGCTCGTCCCTCTTGAACCTGGGATCGTTCCTCGCCGCCTCGAAGGCGGCGGCGTTCATCACGCCGTCTATGTCCAGAAAGAGTATCCGTTTCATTTGAAAATCTTCTTGAGAAACAGGGAGAATCTCGTATTGGGTTTGAACCGCCCGCAGGTGACGTCGGCGTCAGTCATTCCTGGAAATCTCGGAAACTCCACGCACGTCCTTCCGTGCTTCTTACCGAGGAAGGATATCGTCCTAGCGCACTGGACCCGCACGATCCCCGGGGTCGCCGTCGAGGTGAGGTTCCACAGCCGACAGGCGGTGCACCACCCCCTCTCCTTCAAGTCTCTCTCCGTTCGGACGGGTTTGTCCTCGGGTCTATCCGTCATGTTCCATCTCCATCACAAACTCAATCATACGGAAGGGACAGGACTCGAACCTGCACGGCGATCTCTCGTCCACCGAGGTAGCAGCTCGGCCGAATAGCCTTTCTCGCACCCTTCCAATCACTTATTCCTGTCCAGCCACTTCTGTGAACCGATCAGGAATCCGTACATCACTCCCACCGATATCACCAGCAGGATCACCCTCTGCACCACCCCACGTCCATCTCTCACCTCCTGTCAGAAGCAGGCCTCATCGATCGACCTGCGGTATTCTTCTTTCGTCATCCGACACCCGAGCGTCAAGATGATCCCGATGACCCCGACGATCATCGTGTAAACTCCGGCGTATATCAACCACAGCACGTCACCGCCTCCTCTTGAGCGCCTTCAAGTACTCGGCCCGTCCATTCCGTCCCTTCCGTTTGACTTCCACGTCGCCTGACCGGAGACCCCATACCCACAAGACGAGGACGAGTCCGAAGACGCAGCCCCATAGGGTTTCATTCATATTCCATTCCTCCCTCCTGCTCCGCCAGGAGTCGGACCTGGATCCTTCCGGTTCAGAGCCGGCTGCGCCGCCAATTGCGCCACGGAGCAATCAATTACACAGAGGGGGACTCGAACCCCCACGCCTTTCGACACAGCCACCTCAAGGCTGCGCGTCTCCCATTTCCGCCACCTGTGCATGTAGTACGCGGGGAGGGACTCGAACCCTCACGCCTTTCGACATCCGGTTCTGAGCCGGATCTGGCTACCAGTTACAGCACCCACGCCTATCTCCGGACGAAGTCGGGGATCATGTGACCCTCGTCCCTCTTCCGACATTCCTCCATCCTATCCATCTCTTCCGCCAAGTCCATGATCAGGCTCAGGAGGCCCTTCGGGATCCCCTGTCCTTCTCCGATGGAGTCGTAAGCCACGAACAGCTTGTCTAAGATCTCGTTCTTATTCATATTCCTTCCTCTCTTTCACTCTGGTGATTGTCCGGCATGGGATTCGAACCCACACTATTTACTTTTTGAAAGTAACGTCTCGTGCCAGTTGGACTAACCGGACTTTTATATTTTATTCCCATTTTAAATCTATGAGTTGGAGTTTGTGAATGACAAAAAGTTTGTAAACAAACTTCACAAGTCCATTGTTTTAATTTCGATCCTATTTTCATATTACTCCCGAGAGGATTCGAACCTCCAAGACACAGAGGGTTTAAACCTCCGGCATATTCCGTTCTGCTACGGGAGCGTACGGAGAGGATGGGACTCGAACCCACAGTACCCTCTCGGGCACATCCGGCTTCCAACCGGACCGACTACCAATTATCACACCTCTCCAAAACGGCGGACTGGACGAGCGTAGCCGCGATTCTGTTCTATCCCTCCATCTGTCTATGCCCACTACCCGGCTTCGTCGGGTGATCCATGCCCTCAGCCTGCTCGTGGTTGCACCCCACAGAAGTGATACCGACTCGCGTCTCCTTCTGTCGATTCACGGTGTCGCGAACTTCCTCAGGAGATCACTCCCGCGGAGGGTCCTCTGTCCCGTCCACCAAAACTTCTCTCGCCTCCGTATTCACCCACACTTCCATGGGACACCTCTCTCTCCCCTTCGAGTGGGTCCCGACGATCGCAAACTTCTTGATCCTCTCGAGCAGAGTCCACCTCACCAGATCGGCAAACTTCTCCGACCTGATGTGTTCGAGCTCTTCTTCAGTCGGCTCGTAGTCGTTATAGCCCAGGGCCCGTTCCAGATGAACCTTCACTTCCAGGGTCATCTCCACCAGGGGCCCCTCTTCGTCAGTAAAGTACATATTCCTCTCTCCTCCTGTAATATAAGACTTCACCACACCGTGAGGAAGTAAAAGACGAGAATGACCGCGGATATCAGCCAAATCCACGGATCCAGGTCTATCCCGTCTTCCCCAGGAATGAAGCGTCCGATCGTGAAATCAAAAAGGGCCCGCCTGAAAAAGCGGGCCCGTAGCTTCACCGATGCCCACCTTACACTTGAAGAACCACGAGGAGACTGGATTGTAAATACTGCTGACACATCATTTCCTATTTAGTACCTTTAAGTTCGTCGGAATACTGCAAGAGTATCCGGGCCAGTTTCTCCGCTCCGTCCGCGTCGAGTATACACTCGTCCGTCCATCCCTTCTTCCCAATCAGTTCGTGCCACGCCCAGCGGATCCTGTCCCTCAGGGTCCTACACTCCGGATCGTGACCTACCGTCCACATGCAGAGTTCCACACCGTGGTCTTCCTTGACCACTTCTATCGCGTGGGCGTAACACGCACATTTTATCAGCATCAGTCCCTTATCACCCACACGAGGTTGTGCTCGGGCTCGTCGAAGCACCTCTCGATCATCTGTCGGATGTCGTCCCAGTCCCCGCCGCCTATCCCGCATCCGATCTTCCAGGGCATGGCGACGGTGCTTATTCCCTCTTCCGTCATGTAATCTTTCAGAGCCTGGACGGCTTCGTAGAGGCTCTTCGGATGGGTGTGAGGTCCGGGCTGGTCCTGACCGAACATGTTGACCACTGTCTTCTCGAGTCCTTCCCAGACGTAGATCCTGCCGAGGAGGTAGTCTTTTTTATGGTCGTGTACGAACTTCTCGTATGAAGCCTTGCACGCGGGCCACCTCTTCCCGATCTGATCGGCTAGTCCCGCACCGAAGAGTCCCTTACAATTGACCTGGTGGGCTATGACGTCCACGCTGCAGTCGAGCAGGTCACCGCTTTCACGACGGATCATTTTTCCACCTCTCCTCGTGCTTCTTTACAATCTCGTCTATGTCTTTGATGAGGGATTCACCCTTCTCCAAAGACACCCACATCTGCTTCTTCGACTCGTCAGACTTGTCCTGAGTGGATGACGCGTGGACTTTTTTCATTTCGTCCTTCATCCTCTTCAGGTTGGCGATGCTCGAAGCTACAGTCTCGTCGATCCCCTTCTGGATCTGGTCGGCGAGATCTGCCTTGAGCTCCTCGTCTTCCCTCTGCTCCTCCTCGGTGCCGTCGAGGTCTTCATCGTCGTCAGAAGATCCCTTCTTGATGACGGTGTACGTTGTCGAAGATCGGAACGGAGAGTACGGATCGTTACCGAACATCGTGCTCATGATGCTCGGTGGATTGTCCTTCAGGACGATATCTTTCGTCTCGTTCATGAGCCACCTGATGAGCTCCGAAACCGGCTTCTTGTCCACGCAGTCGTTGACTGTGAACTTCGCCACGGCGTTCTCGTAGAGGAGATCGAGGGACTTGATCCCCAAATCCGTCATTCCACGTCGGAGCCTCTTCAGCTCCTTCTTTTCTTTATTTCCGAACATCTCTTTAAATTAACTCCTATTCCGGAAGCATGAAATTTTTCCGGAGGGCCTCGATCTCCTTCTCGAGTTCGAAGATCTTGGCCTGCTGGTCCCTTATTGTCTTCTTGAGCCCCTCGACGTTTTCTTCCTGATGCATCTTCGAAACCTCCTTCACGTACTCGCCGTTGATATTCACGAACGGTTTTTTCTTATTGTACTTTTCATATTCGGACCGTCCTATCCGGGCGGACAGGCCTCCCGAGTCTTTAGACCACCCTTCCTTCATATTCTTTCCCGGTTTCCACTCGTCATGAACTTTTCCATCCTTTCCCCTTTTGAACATTTCGTACATCTTACGAAAAGTCATCAGTTATCCTGTAAGTCCATCGGGAGGTTACTGCCGCTGATACCGCTCGCTCCGACTTCCGCCTGGGCATTCCTCGACATGGTATTCAGGATGAACGAGTAATTTTTCCACGACTCGCACAGCCTCTCGATCGCGCTCCGCTTCGACTCCGTGCTGATGACAGCGGCCTTCAGCTTGGCCAAGTCTTCCATGTGGTCTGACCGGACGATCATGTCGATCTCCCGTGTGCTCGGCATCTTCTTGTCGCCCAGGGACGATAGGGCCGCCCTCGTCTGGACGAACCAGGAGGCGTAGGCGTCTTCGTACCTCTCCTCGGCGAACAGCTTCTCCTGCTTCACCGTGGCGTAGAGGGTGATCAGTCCGAGGTGGACGGTTTCATACTGTGAGAGGACCCTGTTGAGTTCGTACAGGGAGGGCTCCCCTCCTCCGAACAAGAGGTTCTGCTTCATGAGGCTGACCTGCTGCTCGACGAACACTATGAGGTCCTTCTCGGCCTCGTCGTACGTCTTTCCCGCATTCCCCCTCTGGGAGAGGTACATGTCGAACAGGGCGTCGGGTGTCGAACCGTCGTCTTTCGAACCAGTCTGTGATGTTTCCTCCGGTGGCTTCGGTGGTCGTCTCCTGACGTTATCCGTCGACATCTTCGGCCTCCGTCTCGAGGGCTTCCTCCCGCCTCTTCCTCTTCTTCTTGGCGACGGCCTCGTCGTCCTCGAACTTCGGAGTATCGTCGGCGTACTTGACCTGAGCGTCTTCGTCCCTCAAGACTTTAGTGAACATCTTCATCTTGCACGGTCCGGCCTTATCCCTATTCAAGAACTCGTCGCACTGGCACACGAGACCGAGAGGACACACCCCTCCGCTCTTCGCCATCGCGTCTTTGAACTCCTGGAACTTTTCCCAGTCCGGAGTTCCATCTTTTTTCCGGACGTTCATCATGATCCGGTACTTGATCTCCATCTGACCCGTAACGTATACGTACTTCGGGGGTTTCTTTGCCTTCTTCTTCATATTCCTCCCTACCAATCTATGGTGGACTCTATCTTCGAGAGGGCTTCACGACGCCACTCGGCCGTCTTGAACTTCCTCCAGTTTACCCAATTGTCGACGTCCAGCTGACTGTACTTCTCCACCATCACGTCGTAGGCCTCGGTGAAAAATCCGGCCTGGATCAGCTTACCATACGCTGTCTGCATCCTCTCCATCTTGTCTTCCGAAAAAACATTTTCAATCGGAAGACTGAGGACGGTACCCGTCTCCGAGATCACCCGTCTGAGAGCTTCCTCCGACGCCTTCACGAGCGTCTCGTACGTCGGGGCGAACCAATATCCGGAGACGTAGTAAGTCTGTCCGTCCACCATTTTGGTCCTGACGTCCTTCTTCCCTTCATACGAACCGATGCACGACGCTAGACCCAATGAGAGCAGGATCAGCACCGCGGCGATCAGGAACAGCCTCATAAAAGTTTTCATATCATCCTCCATCACATGAACGCCCTCATCCACAGGGGAGCTATCATCAGGGTAGCCAAGATGAGAAACAGGGCGATCCACCCCGGACTCCATTCGCTATTTTTTTCCATAGTCGACGTTTCCTCCTTCCTTCTTGATCTCTTCCAATACGTACGCCAGGGACACCGGATAGAAGTCTGTGACGTCCACCGAAACGTTCATGTACTGGCGGTTCGGCCGGTGGGGCAGTCCGTTGTGGACGTGTCCGTGAACGTTGAAGAACGTACTCGACGGATTCAGAAACTGTTGGGTGTGGCTCAGGAGTATGAACTCCATGTAGATTATCGGAAACCGGCTCGCCCACATGAATCCGTTTTCCATGTACCACCTCGTCGGATAGCCGTCGTGATTTCCGAGGATTATATTCTTCTCTCCGTTCAATCGGGATATGTACCACGCCGTCTTCGACTTCGAACCGAACGCGAAGTCACCCAGGTGATAGACGAGATCCTTTTTTCCGACCTTCTCGTTCCACCGCCTGATCAGTTCTTCGTCCATCTCACCTGAGTCTTTGAACGGACGGGAGCAGTAGCCCAAGATGTTTCCGTGACCGAAGTGAGTATCGCTGGTGAGCCAGATCTTATTTGGACTCGTCACGTGCTCTCCTCGTATCGAGAATCTTCTTCATCTCAGCCGCAGCTTTCCCCATGACACCTGGGTGTCCGCTGTCCATTCCGTACTTGTATTTTATCAGTAGGCCCATCTCTTCTCCGATCTCCGAATACCTCTTCACGAACGCTTCGCACAGAAGCCTTTTCTTTTCATCATCAGCTTCTTCAGACGACAAGATCTCAGAGGCGTCGTGCGACAATGACCATAAAAACTCTCGGAAGAACGTCGCTGTGGACGCCAGTTCAAAGAGGTCTTTAGTCGCAGATAACATCTCTACCGCTCGCGGCATCTTCGAGGGTTCCAATCTTCCTGATCCCCTCGTGAAATCCCCACAGGACATCGATCCTGTCGTAAGCTCGGACGGGGACGTGTACGACCACTCCGTCGTCGCCTTCGAATGAGAGACCGTCGGATTCTACCCAGACCTTCTCGTAACGTTTTCTGTCCACTTCGAAGTAGACCTTACCGTCCTCGTACTGATGGAGGACGTCTGAGACTCCCATTCCGTTCAACATCTGTTCATACTCCCTGAATATCAAATTAACGGGTCAGATCCTGAAGTACCGTCTGACCGCCGTTTCGTCTGCTCCCCTGGAAATCAAGTACTTCATCATTCCGACCCCGAGGTCGTGCTGCTCCCTGATAGTCTTCGAATAGTCGTCGCAGCAGTCTGCACAGAAGTACGCGAATGAGAAATTTATCGCCCTCTCGACCATCTCCTCGTCGGCTTGAACTCCGAACTTCTCTTCGAACTCCTTCGCCTTCTCCCTCCCGATCTCCTTAAACCTTTCCTCCATCGGAATACTCCTTGATTTTTTCTTCGAACAGTCCCAAGTATTCTTCGGGTAATTTCATGAACTGAGCAGTCTGCTGTTCACTCTTCCCGTATCCTTTCGAAAAATCATATCTCGCCCTGGTTCCGGGCCTCAGAATCTCTTCGGTCACGTCGAAGACGACGCACTTCGGAGTTATCCTCTTCACCCGGACTACGACCTCAGGTCCGTAGTAGGTACTGACCCGCACGACGTCCCCCGGCCTGACCTCTTGGCCAAGCCAGTCCTTCACGTGTTCCACGACCAATCCTACTCTCCTTCGACCACGTTCACTTGATTCATCTGTCTCTTCCGCCACTCGATCCCGTCGAGCTCGAACGCCAAGTCGTCGTCGGCCCGGAAGAGCTGGTTGAAAGACTCGATCTCCTCGGTCTTGCTCACGGTGTACCACTGACCGTTCACGCTCGATTTGAGCACGGCGCGGAACTCACATCCCAGGTCTATCTTCCTCAGGCTCTCCGGGAGATCCGAATAGTACAGGACCCCGGCGACCATCGACTTCTTCTTTCCGGTGAAGAACCTCACCACGTCGTTGGCCTTCATGGCCAACCTGTCCGCAAAGCTGACTCTCTTGAACGTCATCTTCGTCTCCTTAAGCCGCCATTTCGACTGGGTATGATTTCTTGGGTGTGGTCCACAGGGTAGGCATCTCGATCTTGCCGGTATAGTTGGTCCGGAAAGCTTCGAAGGCGTCGAGGGAAGTCACCGAGTTCCTGGTGCGGATTTCGATCCCGTACAGGTCGAAGCAGCCCTTCTGACCGAGCTTCTTGAGGCTCACTTCGGCGTTCAACCCCATGGGAATTGACCTCATGGCGTTCCGGATCTTGTCGTAACTGTAAGCTTTCATGGTTATCTTTGTCATCTTTGTTTTCTCCTTACGTGAATAATATAAGAAAACTGGAGTTAATATTCAAATTATGGTAAATCTCACGGATGATGAATTCACCGGCGTCTTCAATGACGACGAGACGTCCGCCGCCGTCCTGGTGACTACGGAGACGTGTACGAAATGTAGGGTGTTGGAATCACAGTATTCCAAGGAGCTGGAGGGGTCCGACTTCGTAAAGTACGTCCTCCGAAGGGACTCGAGCGAGGAGGCCAAGAGCCTCCTGAGCCAGCTTGGGGTGACCTCCGCTCCGTTCACGGTCCTCAAGCACAGGAAATTTACGAAGACGACACCCTGGTCAGACATGGCCAAGCTCGCCGAGTTCCTGACGTCGAAGCCCTCCTCGGAAGACGACGTCGCCTGATGAGGAGACAAGTCCTCATAAGGTATCTCGGGGGCAAGACACGTCTCGTCCCTTGGATACTCGAGAACGTCGGAAGCTTTGAAAAGTTGGTGGAGCCCTTCTGCGGAGGGGCCGCCCTCTTCTTCGAGTCCAAGCCGAAGTGGGGATGGTTGAACGATATCGCCGATTGGCCCACGACGGTGTTCACGGCCGTGCGAGACGATCCGATGGCCGTGTACAAGCACGTCCGAGAGTACAGCGACCACTTCTTTCACGAAGACGCGGAGAGGCGATACTACGACTTGAGGAACGAATACCAGTCCCTCGTCGGAGCGGAGAGGGCGGCCTCCCACATCGTCCTGTCCGTCACGGGATTCAACGGTCTCACGAGGTTTGATAAGAATGGAAAGTGGAACGTGGCGTTCGGAAAGAGGTTCTTTCCGGAATCGGTCAGGTCTTACCCCCTCATCCGACTCTACGACTACGAACACTTTAAATATTATTCTGAAATCTTAAAAAATACTTCAATCACCAATCTGGACTTCGAAGAAGTCATCGACGGATGCGGGAGGGATCAATTCGTGTACTGCGACCCGCCGTACCTCGAGTACAACGGGGGCTACGTGTCCAAGTGGACGAAAGATGACGTGGTCAGGTTGAGGTCCGCCCTCGAACGATTCCTATCGAGGGGCGGCAAGTTCGCAGTCAGTGAAATGGGTTCCAGGGACGGTAAAGATCACACCAGAGTAAAAGATCTGTGGTCTGGCTTCCACATGGTCGAGAAGCCTTATAGCTACCAGGTCGGAGTGAATAAGTCTAAGACTCTTGACACGGAGCTTCTGGTCTTGAGTCACCCACCATCTCACACAGCCTGACTCCGAAGTTTTCATCTATTATTACGACTTCTCCCTTGGCGAACAGTACGTTATTGACGAACACGTCGACGGGCTCTCCGGCGAGCTTGTCCAGTTCCAAGATGGATCCCTCTCCGTAGCCCTTGACGTTCTTCAACACGTCAGTCTTTCGACCGAGCTCGCAGATTATCTTCACCTTCACATCGTCGAGACCTTCACTCTCATAGTTACAATTCATCTTCTCCTCCATATAATCACCCTCGTTCACGCATCCCATTCCGATCAGTTCGATCCGGTACGTGTCCTTTTCGTCCAGGTATTTGAAAAACCCCACCCTTATGTTATCTATCTTCAATGCCCCGGTGTATTGGGGGTGGTCCCACTTCGCCATGATCAGATCACCCACCGTGAACCTCTTCGCCTCTCCGAGGGTGGAGTCGACGGTGAACAGCTCGGCCCGGAGGACGACCTTCGCCTCTTCGATCAGGATCGGGTCAGTCTTTCCGACGGGCTTCTTCGGCTTGCTCTGTCCATAAAACGTTTCGTCCATCGACTCCAAGACTTCCCTGATCGACTCGTGTGGAATTTCGATATTGATCATCCCCTCGACGTCCGCCACCTTACACTCGAGGGTCACCAGTACCGTCATATCATTCGGAGGAACTATCTGGCAGAACTGGGGATTGGTCTCGATCTGTCCGATCCTCGGCCTGAGGTCGACGAGGGCCGCCCACGACTCCCTGAGATATCCGAGGGACCTGATGATGATCGTCTCCATCACGGCCTGTTCGATCTCCGTCAGTTCGTGTTGGGTCTGAAGGCCGTCTCCCGTCCCGCCCATGAGGGCGTCTATCATCGCGAACGTGACGGCCGGATCTATCTCCATGATCCACGCCGTGTGGAACGGATCGGGATTTATCACCGCCAGGGTTGTCGGAGTCGGTATCGACCTGATGAACTCTTCATACGTCAACTGATCGACAGACGCCACGTGGACGTGGCACTGACACTTCAACTTTACGGAGAGGTACGTCGTCATCATGCGGGCGAAGGTATCGTGCATCATCGAGATGGCCCTGATCTGGTTCCTCGAAAACTTATCCGGCCTCTTGAAGTCGTATATCTTGATCCTCCTGGTGTCAGGTCCCGGTCTGAAGTCGTCTCTATCGCAGTCTCCCGCATTGATGGCGGTGAGAAGCATGTCGATATCGTCTTGGCTCAATACTTCGCTCATATCATCTCCTCGTGGGTCAGGGAAATTTCCCCGTCGCTCTCGAGACGCCTGAGGATAGAGACAATCTTCGATCGACAGTCTTCCACCTCCGAGACTCTCAGCGGCTTCATCTTCTTCTCGAGGACGGTTATGACAATCTTGCCCACCAAGTCCAAGTTCCTTATTATCTTCGTCCTGACTTCGTCTTCCGTCCCCCTGATCGCCGTGGCGAGTTCCCTGATCGATATGTCCCTCAGGGCCCTCTTCAAGTCGGTGTCGGTCAGTGACAGGACGTCTTCGAATACGAACATCTTCCTCTTGATCTCCTCCGCGAGTTCCGGGTCTTCGTCTTCCAAGCGCTCGATCATCTGCTTCTGAGTCGAGGTGTCCACGAGGTTGAGTATTTCCACCACGCAGTTCACTCCTCCCGTCCTGATGGGAAAGCTGTGCGGATTTCCTATCTTCTTGGAGAGGATACGGTCGACCTCGTAGAGTATTTCGGGATCCGGAGATCCGAGAGTCGAAAGTCTCCTGGCCAAGTCACCCTGGACATCAGAGGGGAGGCTTTGAATTATGGCCGAAGCCTTGTTTGGTTCGAGGAACGACATCACCAGGGCGAACGTCTGTGGATGTTCTCCCTGGAGGAGATTTAACACTATTGACGGATCCGCTTTACGCGCCGTCTCGAACGGAGTTTTCTTTCCCATATATCCTTTCTCCAAATTAACGTCGGGCGGAAGTTTCTTCAGTCTCGTCTTCGTCGAGCGGAGAGTCGAGCATGGTGTCTTCCTGGTTTTCCAAGACGTCGACCGCGTCTTCCGGTTGGACGTCTTCGACGGTGGTGTCCGGTTCGAGCTCTTCGTTAGGATCCGCCGGTTTCTCGTCGACTATGTCCTGTTGGTGTCCGGTGTCGTCCCTGCCGATCTCTTCGTTCTGGGAGTCGACCTCCTCTGGAGTGTAGTCTGAGGCTTGAGTCGCCGGAGCTGGAGCCTCTTCCTTCTGTGTCGTCCCGCCCGCCACCTGAGTGGTGTCCTGTCCCGGCTCGCTCGGTGCCGGGGCCGCTTGGACCTGTGGGGCCTGCTTCTGAGGGGCTTGCTCCTGGGCTTGAGGTGCCGCCTGACCTACCAATATATTCACGATGTCTCCGATGTATCCGTCCATCTCTTCCGAGAGTTGGTAGAGGTGTTTACACACCCTCACGTACGGATCGGCGAGTCCACCGCTCGCCTGGTGTCTCCCCCTCCATACCCCAGTCCCCTTCGTTCCTCGGAATTTGGAGATGGTGCCGCCCTTCTTCAACAAGTCTTCACTGTGTCCCTGCCAATAGAACGCCGGGCACGAACAGTTCACCTGTACGTCGCAGGAATCTATCACCTTCTTGATGACTTGCTTCTTGATAGACTTCGTCTGTTTCTGAAAGTCTGGACCCATCACGGATTGGAGGTTTGAGAATTGAAAGTAACAGGTGTAGTGAGGATCATAGCCGCCGATCCACTGTCCTCCGAGGGACATCTGCTGGTCTCCACCGTACGAAGACTCCACTTCGAATCCCAATTCGAGGAGGTCGGGATACTGGAGGTGGGCGGACGTGAGTCTGGTTCCGGAGTCCCCCTCGTCCATCCTGAGTCCGTGATGCTTAGACGTGAGGCCGCTCACGCCCGCCGGATTCAGGTCCTTCATGAGGAGTTCCTGGAGGTGCTTCAGCCAGTCCGAGTCTCTCTTGTTCACTTGCTCTCCTTCGTATAGAAGTCGACCACGCCCATGTCTTCCGACGAGTCCTTCGGAGCGATCCAGAGCCTGATGTGATTCGGTTTCAAGACGGCCTTGACGACGGTGTATATCAAGAGGGAGCAGGTGATCCCGCTCCTCGACTTCCAGTAGAGACCGTCGTCGTCCATGGTGAGCTCGCAGTGGTCCCACTTGAACATGTTGAGGCTCGACCTCTCTTCATCAGTCTGGTCGTCCCCGTCCCCGTTGAAATCGAAGCAGCTCACGCTGTCACCGAAGGGCTCGTCGCTGTACACCTGTACGTCTTTGAGACCGTGAAGCTCGTTCTGGACCATGTCGTAGAAGGTAGCGGCGTCTTTCATCACCGACTCGAAAAGCTTGCTCATCTCCTCGCCAGCTCCTTCTTCGCCGCTGTGATCTTATCGGCGTAGTAGGCAAACCTCTGTGAGAGGACGTTGTACTTCGACGACCTCTTGTCACAGTAGTCTATGAACTCTTCAAGTTCTTTTTTATCCATCGCTTGAAATCGACCTATGTCATATCTTCCGATCGACTCGAAGTCTTCATTGAATTCGACATCTTCCTTCAGGATCCTCTCGAACAGCTTCGAGCCGTCAGTTCTCTTCTTCTCTAGCTTGAGGACGTGGGCGTCTATTTCCTTCTCTCCCATTTCAGATTTTATGAAAGCCCTGGTGTTACCGTCGAGAAGGACGGGTCCCCTCTTCGTCTTCACGACCACGACGGGTCTGTTCTCATCTCCGGGCTTTCCGAGGATGGCCCACACCTTGTCAGCCTTTATTCCGAACTGGATCGACTTGAGGTCGGAGATCTTCACCTTCTCGAGGGTCCCGAGGTGGGCGCAGAGGGCCGCCGGTCCGGTGGGCCCGGCGTGGGACTCGATCCCCTGCCAGAAGTCCACGCAGTCCTGAAAGAGGCCGTCGTCCTTCACCAGCTTCAGTGGATTTTTAAACTCGCCGTTGATATCGACCGGAGTCTTCCCCAGTTCGTCCCTCAGTTCTTCTTTCGTCACAGCTCCATCTCCTCTCTCAGTATATTCCACATCTCTTCTTTGGTTGTCTCAGACTTCGGTCCGGCGAAAGAGAGGTACTTCTCGTAGTCATCTTCCACCACGCATCTCCTGAGGAGGCTGGCCGAGGCCTGTTCGTCAGCGTCTTCCGAAGACTCGTCCCTGGCCCCAGCGGAGATCACGGTGACTTCTTCGAATTCGTAGTACATCCTGTGTCCCGGATCCCCCTTTCCGTTATAATCTTCCACCTGCGAGAGAGGAGAGTCGGCCCTGTCATCTCCGAGTACGACCACGATCTTCCCGTACGTCTTGTCGAGCCAGAGGTCGTGAAGTATCATGAAGGGCTGATTGGTGTCTGTCTCCATCACGTCGACCCCGAGTCCTTCGACCGTGGCCTTCACGAACTTCACCTTATCTTCGTACTTGAGCGGGTTCTTACAATTTATCCCCTGTGGCTTCTTAGAGTCCTTTCCGTCGTAGGAGTGACTGAGGTACACGAACGCCGAGCCGGCCAGATCCTGTCCGATCTCATCCATCTTCTTAAACAGCTTGAGGTGTCCCCTCGTTGGAGGGGAAAACCTTCCGAACGTCATCACGAGGGTCTTCATGATGAGTTAGTCTTTGATACCGAGGGCCTCGCGTATCTTCCCGTCGGTGACGCTCTTCACTTCGTCCTTATCCAGACCTTTGAAGTTCAGAGACTGTTCCCGGATCCTCGACTTACCGTCACCGGAGCCGCCTGTCCTGAACGTCTTCACCACGCCGAAGTAGTCTCCGTAGGGACCGTCTTCCCGGATCTTCGGGACCATGAAGGCGTGACCCCTGGCGGGATCCTTCCACTCGGTGAAGCCCTGGGACTCACAGAAGTGCATGAACACGGTGTCCTTTGACTGGTTGTACCTCTCCCTGAGGACCTGTTCCCTGAGCCTCTTCTTCTTCTCGGCGAGTCGCTTGTTCTTCTCCTGGAGGAGCTTCTTAGTCTTGAGATAGTACTCCCTCTCGGCCTTCGTCGACTCTTCCATACCGGCGGACGCGTCGTCGCCCCCGGTGTCGTCGGCGGCCATGTCACCCGCCATGTCGGCGTCGTCCTCACCGCCTCCGAAGTCGTCCCCGGCGGCCTCTTCGTCGCCTTCGCTCTGGGCGTTCTCGGCCGCGCTCTTCTGTATCGCGGCCAGACGGATCCACCTGGTGAGGTCGGTCGGGTCGAGGAACGTGTACTTGGAGAGGATTGACGAGACGACGTCTTCCGGAAGGGCCTCTCCCTCTTCTAGTCCCAGAACGGCTTGGAGCATCTCGATGATGCTGTTGGCCAGGTCTATTGACGCCGTCCTGGCTGCCATCTTCTCCTCACCGAAGTCCTCCGCCGGAAATCTCATGGAGAGGACGAACGGGGTGTTGTAGTCGAATTCACCGGTGATGGCGAAGTGGAGGCGGATGAGCTGTCCGAGACCTTCGAGGAAGGCACTCTGTATCGTGTAGACGTGTCTGGCGAACGGCTTGTACTGTTCCATGAGGGCGATGCCACTCTGTCCGAAACCGCCGAACTCCTGATCGATGTAACCCTTCGGGACTCCCGCCGCGTAAGCCACCCTGTCATTGTACATCTCGAGGTCTCCCACGAAGTCCATGTCACACTGGGCAGACTTCACGTCGAAGTCGAGGAGGCCGTCCGCGAGCCATATCTTCGTGTTGATGGTGTACACCTCGAGGGAGTTGGACCTCGGGGTCACTCCGATGTTGTCGTACTCTTCCCTGACGGTATTAGTTATCTCGAAGGCCGACGCCGGACCAAGACCTTCCGTCTGCTTCACCTTGTACAGCTGTACCGGGAACGACATGTGTCTCGCCAGACCCTGGAGGGCCATGGTGGCGTGAGCTTGCTGGAATGGAGCGAGGGCCATCAGGAGAGGCGGTGTCCCGTACGGGAAAAATTCCGTGGTGTCAGCCTGGTACCTGAAGTGGGATATGAGCCAGGGCGGAACGATTATTCCGTCGGCGAATTCGAAGCCGAGGAGCTTGGTGTCGAACGTGTCGGCGAAATTTTCACCGAGGTCGTCCACCGTGTCAGTCTTCTTATTGAGGAGGTCGATGAGCGATTGGAGTTTCGAACGCCTCGACTGCTGAGACTTCATATTTCCTTCGACGTCGGCGATGTACTCCGCCATCCTCGCCGGAGAGAATTCGAGCCTCTCCACCAGGGCCCTCGGTCTGAGGGGTATGATCCTCTCGACTCCCCTCTCCGTCACCCTGTGAGCCCACAAGGCCTCACCGTACCTCTGAATGTCGTAACACGCCGATCTGACCCTCTGCTGGGTGAGTCCCCACTGAGCGAAGAGTTCGTAACACTTGTTGACGAACGCCACGCTGTTCGACTCCACGCTCATGAGACGGTTCTGATCGTCGAGCTGGGTCGCCTCGTCGGCGGTGAGGGTACATGATTGGGAGAGGTATGGATCGTTGTAGATGGCGAATGCCAATTCTTTGAGCCTCTCCTGCCTCTCGTATATGTCGGAGTAGCAGAGGTTAGTCTCCTCCATCCACCTCTCGAGGTACTTCTCGAGGGGAGTGGCGAGGGTGGTACTTTTGTATATCGAACCGAGAGCGGCCTGTTGGATCCTGTAGGCTGGATTGTCGAGATCGACTTTTACGAAGCGGAGTTGGTTATTCCTCTCGAAATTCGTCTGGGCGTCCTGCTTCTCCACCGTCTGATATCCGTAGACGGACGACAATCTCTTGGAGAATAACGAACCGAATATCTTGCTCTTCGGTTTCTGACCCGATATGTAGGTCGCTTCCTGTAACTTTTCTTTGGCCATAGTCAACTAGTCTGGCATCTTGAAGTCGGGATCCGACAACCAACCAGGCACGCAGGGCAGCTTCGACTTGTCTCTCGGACCGAAAGCTATTTCCGAGATGGCCCTGACGGCCTCCTTTCTGGCCTCCTCTTCCGCCCGGGTCGGACACTTCGTTACCTTCATCACCTTTCCAGTCATACTGACCCTCTCTCCACCGGATCCGGGCATCGAGATCTTCTGTCCGTGATACGTCACCTCGATCGGATCTACAGATATGTTCCAGGTTTCGACCTGGAGGTCGACTTCGCATCCGTCGAAGAACACCTTCGCCGTCGCGGGACCGATCGAACTCATCGCCGATGTCGGATCCATGGTTTTAGGGAGGGGACCGAGAAGAGCCATACTTCGTATAAATTAACCACCCGACTAACTTTTCATGAAGCTACAGAGGTCGAGAATTTCATCGGTACAGAACAGATTGGGAGCCGTACAGGACAGGCTCCGTCTCAAGCTCGTTGAAAACCAACAGTACCTCATCTCCGACGCGACCGACCTCATAAGGATCAAGGCCAGAAAAGATTACCAAGGAGACGATATCTCTTGGATCTGCGAGAGGGCCGACGTGATCAACGCCATATTCCCGCCGATGACTGAAGTTCCGTTCAGGAAGATCAGACGAGAAGGACGGTCTGGAAGCTATCAGCTCACCTCCCTGGTATCCCAGTTCGACGAAGGCGAGCAGCAGAAGAACTACACCCTCACCATTCCACTCACGGACGACGTCGACGTCGGTGACCTCTTCTTCCGAATAACCGATATCGGGAGGGAGGAGTACTCGATCGTCGTGATCCTCCAGGCGAGGGAACTCCTCGGAACGTTCGCTCACTCCCACATAATCCTCCAGAAGGTCGGGATGGTCATTCCGACGGACGAGATTCCACCGGAGATCCTCGACGTGATGGTGAAGATCGCAAAGAGGAGGGGTTACCTTGGCTGGTAAGTACGACCCGACCGACCCAAAGTGCCAGGCCGGCGAGGCCCTCATGATCGAAGTCGAAGAAAAATTCAGGAGGGGGATCCTAGACAGGTCCGAGACCCGGAAGGGACTCAGGCGGGCTTACGGCATGATGGGATATTCCGTGGACGATGACAATCTCAATGCCTACCTCGACGTCCTCGAGGGGGACGCTTAAAAAAAAGAAAAAGCCCCTCATCGAGGGGCTTCTTCGTATCCGAACTTCCGATCAGTTATTACTCAGGTACGAGTTCCTGAAGGCTTCCGCCAAGCTCGACCTCTGCTCGCTGAGGTACTGGGCCAGTTCGTCCCTGTCAACCCCCATCAGGTCGGCGGCTTTCACCACGTCGTCGTGGGAGGGACCAGGCTTCCGTTCGAAGTTGGCGTTGAGGTGTTCCCTGAGAATTTCATAAAACTCGGGGTGGGTGTCCTTCACCTTCCAGTGATCTCCCCACGGACTGTAGAGGATCCCACGGGCTTCCCACCTGGCGACCCTGTCCTTCTCGGCCTGGACGGCTGCCCTCTTGGCGTTCCGTTTTTCCGTTCCGCCGGGGGTTCCGCCCGGACCCGTCCAATCATAGACGTACGACTTGTTTTCACCCCGTCCGGTAGTCTTCGGATTTCCGTGCTTGTCGTATACGATATCGTGTCCCATGCGGACGAAGAGGAACTTCTCGTCCTTTTCGACGTTGTGCATGTAAGAGACGTCTGGGACCTTCGAGACCTTTCCAGTCTCTCTGTCCTTCACCTCTTTGAATTTTCGGAGGATCCTTCCGCGGGAGTCGGCCTTCTCACAGCCGAAGAAGTCGTAACAGCTTCCGCCGTACCTCTCGTCGGAGAGGCCGCCGAAGAAGCGCCAGACCATTCCGTTCGGATCTTCATTGTCGTGATTGTGACCCATGTAGCCGTTACTTCCGCTCTTGGCAATCTGCTCGGCTGTCATCTCGTCTGCGAGGTCGAATAGGTCGGCGTCGAATTTTTTCACGTTTGTCATATTCTCTCCTTACGAGAGTAATATAAGAAACGTGGGGCGTGAATTCAACTCCTCACGGAAATTCCCACGACCTCGAGAAGCTTGAAATTTTTACTTTCCCCGAGCTTCTTGAACGGAAATTTCTTGAGGCAGTGAAAGTAGTACGTCCTGTCCCCGGGCTTATCCTTTTCCTTCTTGGTGGCCACGTTCACCCAGTAAGTCTTTCCAGAAATTTTGATGGGTGACTCGTAGTAGTCGAATCCCTCGATCCAGGGGCGCCTGTCGTCTTTGTAATTGGGTTTCGAAGAGACGAGGTACATGTTTCGAAATATAGAAGGGAGCTTCTCGACGGTGCTGAGGAGCTCCGGCATCACGTCGTCGCTCCACTTCTTGATCACCTTCGACGCCCCCTCCGGAGCGGCTCCTCCGTCGATGATCCTGGCTACGGCGTCCATGAACTCATTCTTGCTCCGTTGTGGGACCCACACGAGCATCCCCTCCGGGCCCCTATATGTCTCGTCCTCGATGTAGTTGAAGTTTTCCAGGGCGGAATCGTATTCGGTGAGTTCATCCTCGATCGGACGGTTCTGATTCAATACTTCTTCGAACAGGCGGCTGAACATGACTAGATAGTCATGGAAAAGCTTTCTGCCGAGGACGTCCTCAGAAACAACTACGACGGGACATACACCCTGATCAAGAAGGACGGGACCCAATCCCTCGTCCAGAAATTCAAGATGAACGACGGCTTCACGTACACCTCACCCCTAGCCGCCACCGATCCGGCCCACAAGGACAGGGTCGACTACAGGAAGAACCCGAACAAGCAGCTGTTCAACTCCCAGTACGAGACGGGCTACGGGACCCCGACTAACGACAAGCCCTCCCTCGCCGGTGGCCTCAAGAGGTACGGTAAGGACGGGGCCGGCGTGTATTCCAATAAGGAAACCCTCTCGGGCAACTGGTAAACTACGTCTCCTTCTCTTCCTCTTCGAACTTCGCCCACACCCACCTGTGACCGCCGGCAGTCTGTCTCTTTCCATCGCACACCTGAGTGGCGTACTTCGCGTCCGGATGAATTTTCAACACGTCCTTCCTGGTGTCAAAGACTTCCCCGGTGTCCAAGCAAATTATCTTTCTTCCTCGTAGCGTCATCTGGTCCTCCGAACTTCCCATTTTCCCATTCATATAAATAGTACCCCGACTAAATTCCCATAGGAGATTTTTATGGCAGAGAAAGTTGAAAAGATCGTATTCCAGTCCAAGGGAAAGGACTTGGGGATCTACAGGATGATCATCCAGGACGCCGACGGGATAGTCCAGGAAGTCATCGAGGACGTGTTCATCCAGACTGACGTCGTGAACGGTACGAAGAGGCTGTTCAAGTCGGTCGACGGCAAGATGGAAGAACTCATGATCAGGAGGCAGCACGGCCTCGCGGACGATCTCGACCCGGCCAGGGGCGGTATCAGGAAGGGCTTCGACGTGATCGGCGGATTCGATCCCCTCACGGGCGAGCAGGACATCGGTGGTGGAGTGATCCCGCCGGATCCGGGAACCGATCCCCAACCTTACGGTTGGAATGCTATCCCGAGCGTGGCGACCTTAGTATTCGGTGGAGCAGACACCATGACGGTACGCTTCGATGCAAAACCCGGAATGGTTCTCGATCCGGATATGGAAGTCAAAATGTCACCGGTCCTCCCAGGCTCGGTCGAGTGGGTCATCACCAAACCGGCATACAATCCAAATCAGATGATCTTCACCATCAAGCTGTCAGTCTATGACGGATCGACCAATTCAGCCCAGATCACCGTTTCGAGCGCGGCGGAAGAGGGGGCCAGTCCTTCGGACTTCACCATTCCCGGCGCGGTGGCCATAAGTTAAACCGGCAAGGCGTATTCGTCCTCCACGAGCTTTTCGAGCTGAGCGATACGCTCCCTGAGAAGATGGACCTCCCTGCGAAGGGAGGTCTTTTCGTCTTCCACGTCGAAGTCTCCCATGTCGCTCACCACCACGTCCCTCCCCCTCCAGTCATAGGAGATCGGAATTTCCGGATAGGTGGGTCCCTTTTCGAACCTCATCCGCGTCTTCATCCCGCCATGGCTACAGGAGTCCATCCACACCTGGGCTCCGGCGTCATGGAGTTTTCTCGCGATGAAGTTACCGACCGTCGTCTTCCCGGACCCCTTCGGCCCGGTCACGTGGACGGTGACAGTCTTATCGTACGAGAGGAACGGGATTTTATTAAGCTTTTGCTTATTGGGAACTCTGTTCGGGGGTTTCATTTCCGACCACCGTCTTGAGGTATTCGTACTTGGCGTCTTGGAGCTTCTTCCACGCCTCGAGCTGTTCGGGAGTCTTCGGCTCTTCCGTCTCCACCCAGTCGAAGGCGTGCTTCTTCTGGTGGGCCTTGGCGTTCCGTCTCAGCTGCTCCATCTCGTCCTCGAGCTTGTCAGTCTTCATGACCACCTGGTCCATCGGAACCATTCCCGTCCTCGGTTCTCCGAAGCAGCGGACGTACTTGCCGTCGACCATCTTGTAGTTCACGGCCTTCCTCTCTCCGGACTTGAGGTGTTCCTCTTCCGACTTCAACATGTCACCGAGGAAGAGCTGGCCGTATCCGGGCTTGATGCCGTCGAGCCTCGCCATCCACTCCTCGAGCTGGGCGGCGGTGGCCTTTCCCTTCCTGACCATATCGGCCCATACCGTGACTGGCATGTTCATTATGGCCATGAGGCCCTTGATCTCGGAATCTGAAAACGATCCGGTCGGATCGTGCTTCCTCATGTCTGATTGGGTTATCCTGTCAGGATCGAAGTCGTTCAAGAACATGTCTAATGAGTCACCCTATCTGGGAATGGTGTCTTCGTATTCGAACTCGATTCCGGCCTTTTCAGCTTCCGTCTTCATATCCCTCCCCTTGAGCTTCACCTCGTCACCGTGGGAGTAGTAGTGCTGGTCCTTTCCTGAACCCCTCTTCCCTCCCGTGATGTCGGCCACGTCCCCTTCCATCTCCATCGGGATACCGTGCCCGGACCCATCGTAGGCGTGCATCATGGTCTCGTACATGGCGAGGACGAGCTCCCTCTCGGGTTTATAGACGTAGAGGTCCTGGGAGTCGTGTACGAAATTCCATATCCGGGACTTCATGTCGTTCTTCTTGAAGTTGTGGGAGGCGCACGAGACGACGGGCGCCGTGTGGTACACCTCGAGAGTCTGGATGGCGGTATTGCTCGCCTGATTCTTCATCCCTGAAAATATCTTCGAGTACATCACCTTGTCGGCCCCCATGAGTTGTCCTTCGGCGTTGATCGTCATGTAGCGGATTTCCGGAAAGTGCCTTATCGGTCCTCCCCAGGAGCGGGCGTACCCCCTCCGTCTCCTCTTCTTGGTGACGGGATCGACCACGTACTCCATTATGAACCTGTGCTCCCTCTCACACCTCTCCATGAGGCCGGGATAGTTGCTATAAAATAATTTGTGGAGCTTCTCGGCGACCACGAGAAACTTGACGTCAGTCTTATCGTTGAGCGAGATGGGTTTGTTCCTTATCGGACCGCCCCTGTCGACTTCGATCCGGCCCGTCTGCTGCTTCCTCTCCCAAGTCCTGATGGCTTCCCTGGTCTCGTCTTCGAGCCCGAGGACTGTGATGATCTTGTCGATATCAGACTCGGAGATACCCCCTTCCCGGAGCATCGTGGCGAGAGTGCGGGCTTGACAGTAGAATAACAGTCCGAGGCCCACGTGCTTGGCCACGGTGCGGAGGAAGTTGCACGGAAATCTCTTCTTCAGATCGACGAAGTCTTTCAGTTCACACTTTCGCTTGGAGATCTTTAACATCTTGTAAAATTAACCCTCAGTCTTCGTATAGGAGCCGTCATCGTGCTTCGTGTATACCCTCTTCTCTATCTTGGCCACCTTCTTGAGGATCTCCTCCTCCATGGTGTAGCCGAGCATCTCGGCTATCCCGAGTATATATATCACGGCGTCGGCCAACTCTTCACCGACCTTCTTTCCGCCCTTGTAGGCATAGTCGTCGCTGGCCTCTCCCAGCTCGTTGTGGGCGCTGCAGAACTCCATGTACACGTCGGTGGTGTTGAATCCGTGATCCTGTTTATTTTTAAATATCCTCTTTTGAAGCCACTTCAGATCTATCATCAATCCTCCGATAAAAATGGGGATCCATCTCTGGATCCCCGGGGGTTGGCTAAGGTTCCTTACGCGGCCTGGAAATTGACGGTTCTGAAGTCGAACCTGTCAGGCCTGGAAATCCTCTCCGGAACTCTCTTGGAGCCCTTTACGTCCTTCCACAGGGCCCTCTGGAGGGTTGTCCTCTCGGGTCCCCTCTTCGTCTCCTGGGTGATGTAGAACTTCTGCCCGGTCACGTCGAACTGGATGTTGTCCAAATTCTGGGCGATGAAGGCCTTCTCCGCCTGGTCTACCAGGAGCTTGATCTCCTGAGTCTCGTTCCGTCCCTCGTGTAAGAGGGTCAGGGTGTTCTTACCCTTAGCCGATTTGATCGTGAGCATATTACCTCCGCTCTCAATGATATGATTATGAAATTAACGCGTCCGATTGGTCACCCTCCGTGACGAGCTCGGTGATCTCGTCGGCTCCGTTGAGGAGCTCCGAGAGGGACACCTTCTCGCTGATCCTGAAGATGACGTCGGCGAACAGTTCAGTGACGTCCGCCAGTCGGAACCACGGTTTCCTCCAAAGATTTGGATTGTACACGGCGTTGGTACCGTACACCCTCTCCACGATCCCGTCCTTATTGGCGTCGTCGAAGTCTCTCAGGGCCGGATCGTTGAAGAACGGGAGGGAACACGAGATGTAGATCGGTCCGACCCCCTTCTCCTTGAGGAACCTGGCAGCCTTGAGTATCGTCCCGCCGGTGTCTATCATGTCGTCGAACAGCATCACGGCGTTTCTCTGTCCGATCTCACCGACGAGCTTCTGAGAAACTACGTTCGGGACGGGCTTGGAGTAGTCGCGCTCCTTGTACATCATGACGAGTGGTCTCTTCAGGGCGTTGGCGAAGAACGTATTCCTCGAGATACTTCCGACGTCCGGTGCGACCACCGTCACGTCGTTGAATCGTATTCCGTCCCCGACCATCTTCTTCACGAGGTGATACGACGCGTGGAGATTTTCCATTATCGTCTTCTGAAAGGCGTTCTGGATCTCCCTGGAGTGTATGTCGAGGGTGACGACCCTCTTCACACCGAGACCTTCGAGGAAGTGACACACCATCGCGGCGGTGAGGCCTTCCCTGGTCGTCTTCTTGTGCTGTCTGGCGTACGGAAATGTCGGGAGGACGACCGTGACCTCACCGCAGGACGCGTGATTGCACGAGTCTATGGCGGTGTAGAGGGCCCAGAGGTTGTCGTTGATCGATCCAGTCTTCTGATTGGCCACGTCCTGGATGATGAACACGTCTGAACCCCTCACCGTGTCCTTGATCACACACTTGACTTCGGTGTTCTTGAAGGTGACGAACTCGGCGTCGACCAAGTTGGTACGGGGATTCCGTCTCTTTAAATTCTTCACCATCTTCTGTGAAAATTGCCACGCGCCCGGGCACGCGACGACGTTCAGGTCCAAAATGTACCCCCTTACTTGTCTCTCGTATATTCATAGTCGAGGATCTCGTCATCGGACTTCAAGTCCTCCACGTACGTCCTCACCTTCTCTCCAGCCCTCAGGACCCACAGCTCCGAGCCCGGATAACACTTCCAATCCCTACCCGTCACGTCATCGTGTATCTCGATCACATCTACAGCCTGGGTCGACACGAACGTCCCGTACGCCGTCACCGAGTGCATGTCGGCGAATAGGGAACCGTACGTCGGATGATCGTCCGACGGACTTCCGTACAGGTCGAACATGACGGGGTCTATCCCAGTGTCGTTCATTATCTGATCTATCGCCGCTTCCCTGACCTGAGCGGACGCAAGGTCGAGTGACACGAGGAAGTACTCCTCCGGAAGTTTTCGTTTGGAGATCGACTTCACGACCCTCGTCTCACCGTCGGACGGAAACTTTCCGGTGAGGTCACCGAGGTGGTCCCTCACGATCGGACCGTTCGTCCCCACCTGGATCACGAGGTGATCAGGAGCCAACTCGTCAGTGATCCCGACTATGGAGTCGTGAACCTTGAGCTGGGTCAGGGACTTCTTATAGACCCTTCCGTCCTTCATCACGAAGACGACCCGGTTTCCGAAGCCGACGATCGGTTCACCGTCAGTCCCGATGGTGTATTCGAACTGGACGGGACACGTCAGGGTCGGACACACGAACTTCGCGAGCATTCCCCTCGACGGGATCTGCTGGGTATTCGGATCCCTCGACTTGTGTCGGAACGTCTCAGCTCCGAACGCGTTGAAGTTTGTATGAAATCTGAGGGTACCGTCGACGTGCCGTCTGAAGTACTCTTCCCACCCGGACGTCCCCGTCTTCTTCTTCTTTTCCTCTTCCACCTGACCGAACGCCAGGCCCTCCGACTTCATCCTCTTATGATCGTCGGACGTCATCCTGTAACCGAGGAACATGTTCATCCCCATCTGGAGGGACCTGAAGTCTTTGATCTCCTTGATACACTCGAGACCCCTCACTTCCCAGTCTGTCAGGGCGTCATCACTGGTCGACGGAACTTTTCTGAAAGTCTTCCCGCCTTTTGAAAAGAGGATTTTCAAATTATTCGGTAGGTGTTTCTCGTACTCCTGCCAGTACCTGAGCTCCTTGTCATCCTTCGAAGGCTTGATCGGTTTTGGACTCGACCACTTGATGATCGGATATCCGAGAAGGGCGAGGAAGTATCCCAAGTCTTCGGTGCTCGTGAGCCCGCCGAACTTGAAGTCGAATCCGAAGTCGGACGGCTTCTTCTTCAAGATATTCCAGATCAGATCTTCCTGCTTCAGGATCGCCGTACGGAGATTATCCCTCTGCGTCATCAGTTCATCTTCGTCGACGTGGGCCCCTTCGAACTCCATCTCGATCATGTAGCGGTACTTTGGCATCATGATCTCCTCGTACCACCACTCCATGGTGTGATCCGGATCCTTCTCGTTCGGGAACAGCTTATCGAGCCTCTTCACGTTCTCCGAGAGCTTCACGTGAAGTCTCCACGTGACGATCGCGTCGAGGCCGGCGTACCTGGAGAGGACGTCCTCCGGGACGTCGAGGTACGAGTCGAGCTTCATCGATTGGATCATCTTGTCGAGCTCGTCGTCGTATCCTCCGAACCGGGTGTCGAATATCGCGTTCGACTTCAATCCCTTGAACCTGGAAGAATTGATCGTGTGGGCGAGGAGCATCGAGTCATCAGTCGGGAGCCACTTCCTCGACACCCCGTATCTCCAGAGGAACGGAACGTCGAACTTGGCGTTGACGAGGGTGACCCTCTTGGAAGACGTGAGGACGTTGCTGAGCAGCCTCATGTTTCCGTCCACTTCCAGATCGGAAGTCCAGATGAAGTATCCGGTGACCCCGTCGTTCGTGAGGGACACGCAGCCCATCCTGTCGACCATCCTGTCGAAGCCGGAAGTCTCAGTATCGATCGCGAGGAGATCGGACCCCATCAACGACTTCAACACGTCCCTGACTTCGTCTCTCCTCACCACCCTGATCTCGTACGGTCTCATGTCTATCGACTTCTCCGGATCCTGATCGTCGGAACACATCCTCTCGATCTGGGCCTTGAAGAACATCGTCTTATAGTTCGAATAGGTGGCCGACTCACCGAGGGGATACACTTCGTCGAGGGAATACGACGGATAGTAGAACACGTCCCCACACTTACAAAATTCTTCAGATAGGAACGCCCTCGGCTCGTGCCACATGTCGTCGAGGTAGTGTGAGATCCAAGTATCGGTCGACTTCTGCGCGCAGTAGAATCCGGGTCCCATCGCCAGGACGGCAGTGATGTCATGTTTCTTCAAGAGAGAACGCCACTGGGACTCGTTCGAGAACATGAACGAAGTGTCTATGGACTCG